AACCGTCCCGCGCGGCCTTAGCCATCCTAAAACACAGAGGACGGCCAGCACGCCGACCAATATCCACGGGAGTACTCTCATCCTAACAAGTCCTTATACTCGTCCCGTGCGTCAAAGCATGGGCAGGATTTTATCCACTCCGCCGGCTCAATCTCTCCGTCGCCGTTGCGGTCGGGGCTGGTGTCGCGGTGGCCGAGTATCTCTTTGATAGGATAACTTGCCACGAGGCGTGTGATGAGTGTGCGGAGTGCCTCGCGCTGCGCTGCGGTGCGTGTATCGCCGGGCTGCCCCTTGGTGGTCAGGCCGCCGACGTAGCAGATGCCGATGGAGTGGCGGTTGTAGGACACTCCGTTTTTGTCCTTGGCCGAGCAGTGCGCCCCGTCGATGGTGAGGGGGCGTCCCTCCTCGACGGTGCCGTCGAGGTCTATGACATAATTATAGCCTATCATGCGCCATCCCTTTTGGCGGTGCATGTAGTCGATGTCCTTGGCTCGGACGTCTCGCCCGGCGCGTGTGGCCGAGCAGTGGATGATGATGGTGTCGATCTTGTCCATAGCGTGTGTGTCAGATGATGCGTAGCGTGACGTCCACCGATCCGGTGACGGCCGTGCCGTCGGTGCGCCTCCAGATGTCGATGACGGCGTCGAAAGCCGTGCCCTCGGTCTCCTTGCGTGCGCTGGCGGGGTGCGGCGTGCGGTAGTAGGTGTTGCCCCTGCCCGAGGACGTGCCGGTGGTGACCCACCACCCGTTGGCCTGCTGGGAGAAGGTGAGGACAGACGAGCCTTGGGCGTAGAAGCCTGCCGAGAGCTTCTTGGAGGCGAAGTGGAAGACCTTAAGGCGTATCGTGCGGAAGCGTTGCCCGCGCCGTGCCATGTCGCTGACGACGGCATCGACCCACGTCTGGCTGACGTAGATGTCGAATGTGGCGTTGGTGGGCGAGACCGACGTGGTGCGGTGCATCCACAGGTGCGCGGCATCTCCCCACCCGGCATTGTTGATTGTGCAATAGAGGTTGCCCCCCGAATAAGTGATGCTGCCCGTGTAGTCCTTTGTAACATTATCCAGCAATTCTGTGACAGCTGTAAGTGCGGCAGGGATGTCATGCAAATTTATTTGCGTCCACGGTGTCCAGTTGTTCGGGGCTGTGCTGCCGTTTTGGATGTAGGTGTAGACCCTGTAAAGCAAGGTAAATCCTGTGTCCATGTGTGTGCCATTGACCTTGTCACCATTGAGGATAAGGTTGCTGAGAACGACTTGGTGCATCCCGTGCATCATCGAGTCGAGGAAGCAGAACATGATACCGCTTGTCGCATTGTAGGAACTTGTTAGCATGTACGCCCCGCTGCGCCCTTCAGCCTGCGACGTGGGCTTCCAGTTGTCGAGGTCGCTGATGGAGACCGTGCCGATGCAACCGTATTCCATACCATTGGTCACTATTATCCTCTTGTCCTCCACGAACACGATAGCACGCGAGGGGATGGATGCCTTGTCATTGGCATACTCGTCGTAGGTGGCGTATCGAAAAAAATTCTTGTCTATCATTCTCTCCGCTTATTAGCTTTAACCACGTGTTTGTCACTCCATCCCTTTGCAAGCCATCCTATCACACCGCCTGCTATAAAAGCCAATGTGGAGACGATGGATGCCCAAAACGGCACATAATTAAGGTAAGCCAACATGCCTACCACAATGGCCAATACGATGGCCGCTACAATCAAATATTTCTTCATATCAATAAACCTCCATTATCAAAAAATAAACCTATTCCCACGACATCAACCATAAAGGCTTTTCATGTCATACGTACCTTTCTTTTTGTAAAAGTGGGGGGTATTATTCCCCCACTTCGTGCCAACTGAATGCCTCAGTGATTGCCGCTTCGATGGCCGCATCGACGCCGCTGAGCTTGATGCCGGAGGCGCCGACGGTGAGGTATTTCTCCGAAGCCGTGTCCACCTTGGCCGAGATGGCCTTGCCGCTGATGGCGATGCCGTTGCCGGCGGTGTAGACATCCAAGAACTTGCTCAAATCCACAGAGATTGGCTCAGCCCCCGCGTCGGTGTTGAATGTAATCACGAGGTTGTTGCCCTCGAGCTCCACCGACTGCACCATGCCGTCCTTGATAAAGTCGGTGGCGTCGATGGTGGCGATGACGGCATTGTCCTTGCCCGTGAGGTTTATCTTCTTCGTGCCCTTGTCGTAGGTCAGACCGAGGGTCGATGAGATGCCGTAGCGTCCCGACGCGAGGCGCGCTGCGTCGAGGACCTTGTCGTTTTCGGCAAGGAGCGACGCGATGGCCTCTGGGGTCGCGCCGATGTCGGCTTTGAGTCCATTTGCCGAAGTGGAGAGATTAACGTTGCCGCTATTGTCGATTTTCAACCCGACTGTCGGCTTGGTAGTTGTGCCTCCTATCTCGATGCCCTTGTTGGCCGTGGCCGTTACGCTTTGCACGACATCGGGCTTAAATGCAAGTTCCTTTATCTCCGCAGCGTCCACGGACGTCCAAGCATCACCCGTGCCAGTCAGTTCTATGTAAAGATAGCCGACGCCAAATGTGCCATTTATCGCCACGGTATTCCCCGACGAATAGCTTACTTGCACGGCATAAAGTGCGTTCTGGGTGTCGTCAGTGCCGTTTGAGCGCACTACTATGACTTTCCCTGCCTTTACTGCCGCCTTTAACGCAGCGGGAGTGCCAAGGATACCTTTTATGTCCGTAGGCTGCGATGATGTAGTGAGGGTGGAGATGTCGCCCACCATGTACACGTCGCTCTCCGCTCCGCCGCCGTCGATGCGCTTCCAGCTGGCGGGCTGGGTGTAGGCACTCTTGTTGGTGAGCATATACAGTTCACCTGTCTGGGCTATCGATACCACCAACCCGTCAAAAAGCCACACATCGCCATTTGTGTCCTGCCATGTCGCTGCCTGCGTGAGCTCCGCTACTGTATCAATTACCGTCCTCGCGTCCAAAGGTGCTTGCACCTTGGGTTCAAGGTTGGCTGAGAAATTGAATGTTCCTTTAGTTCTTGCCATGATTTATATCCTCCTGCTTTTATTGTTTACTAAAAGTTATACGATAAGTAGCCTCGCCGCCAAGGATTCCGCTGGCCTTGTAGGTCTTGTAGCTGACCTGCTTGCCCTGCACGGTCTCGTTAGCGGTCGTTACAGTCCCAAAATAAGAAACACCCACATCCTCGTACTGGTTGGACAGCGTATTGAGCTTCTCCACTTTGGTCAGCGTGTACTTGGCTGGTATCTTGAAAGCGTGTCTTCCCGCTGAGCCGTCACCCTCAGAGGGAGCTTTGAACGTTAGCTGCGTGCCGTTGGTCAATGCCTGCTTGGTAAGGGTCGCTATGTTTGCAGTGGTAGCAAAAAGTGGGTACACGCCGTTGATGGTCGCCGTGGCGGTCTTTGAGCCTCCTGCGTACTTGGTGACGCTTGTCGCATTGCCGCCCTTGCTGTCCAGAGGCTGCGGGCCTGCGGCGAATGTGACCTTGTAGTTGTAGACGGTCGCGCCCTCGGGTATCTCCGTAGGCAGCTCGGTGTTGGCTTCGGAGCTCCCGTAGTAGAGGACTTCGGCGGTCTTGTCGCCGGCATAGTCCTGCTTTTTGACCCCCGCGATGTTGATGGCGCCGCGGCCGTAGCCTTTGGTGAAGTTGGCGGGGTCTTGCGGTGCGGCAGCCCCTACCTCATAGACACCGTTGTTGGCAAAACCGCTTTTCAGCGTGAGGGTTGCAGTCGGGTCTTGCTTTGTCGGTTGCACGGTCGGGAAGATGAGGTCGTCCAATACCTGCGAGATGGTCTTGGCCTTGAGCTGCGCTACGGTCGTCCCTGCCGGGATGCCGCCGAAGTCCTCGACGGTGGCGAGGCTGTCAGACATGGCGGAGTTGTACTTCAGCAGGTCGGCCACCGAGACTTGTTTTGTGCTGCCGTCGGTCATCACAAATTTGAGGGTGTCGCCCTCCAGTGTCACATTGGCAATCCCTCCGCCGCCGTAGCTGACGCCATTGACCAGCAACTCGTGCGTGTCGGTGGCAAAATAGAGCTTGTCCTTGTGTGTCGTTCCGGGTACATAATTGACTTTTGTACCACGATAGAACATTCCTGAAAAACTGGCCAATATTGTGGCCAAAGTTGAAACATCCAATTCGCTCATTTTAGTTCTCTTTTTAGTTAATTATAGTTCTACAAAATCATAGACACTCCATTCGTCGGCATTGTCGCCACGGTGCAGCGTCTGGTTATTTTTCTTAGCCCATCGTTCAGGGAAAGGCATGCAGAGTTTCTGCCTGAAATACTCGGCATAACATACACGTGTAGGGACGTTCCCTTGTATGACGCGAACATAATCATATCGGCTACCCCCTTCCACAAAATGTATGTGGGTGAACTCCGATATTGCCTTTTGGCAAAAAGCGGCAAACTCGCCCCTGTGTTCTCTGGGTTTCCTTTTTGAGTTTTCATGGAACAGACGAACAACAGCCTGTTCTTTACTTTCCATAGCATAACGGTCTACAAGTCCTAATATATCCCAAGGCAAAACATCATACGACATTAATCCATGACCACTTTTTGCCACGCCATTTTTATCGTATTTTACACGAATATCGAAATACCTCACACCATAATCCCATTGCTCTTTGATAGTCATACTTTGGCAACGTGCAATCCAATTAAACGGACGCAGCCACCATTGGCGCGGCCTGAGATAACTGAGGCTGTTGTGTGTGCCGAGCTTGGCGGCGGGACTGGCCACCGGCGTCTCTGTCGTTTCAATTGTTCCCATCGTTGCTTCCATTATTATCTTTATTATTATCATCATTATTATCGTCGTCAGTGGTGACGTAGTCGCTGTCGTAGTCACCCTTGGCGAGCTTCTTGAGGCGGCAGTAGACCCTCGGCGGCAGGCGGCGCAGGCAGTCGTCGTCGGGGCGGACGCAGATGTTGTGCGCCGCGTCCTTGAGTTGCAGCTCCAGCTCGTTGTTGCGGCGGATGAGTTCGAGGTTCTTCTTCTCCAGCGCGTGCAGCTCGTCATAGAGGCCGTCGATGCGCTTGTTGAGCGCGTCGTACTTCTGTTGCAGCCAGTCGTACTGCTTGCGCAGCGTGCCCAGCGTGCTGTCCTCGGCTTCGGCCTCGGCCTTGCGCTTCTCGCTCTTGCGGGTGGCAAGGAAGCGGATGCCAGCCACGCCACCTATGGCGGTTATTATCCCAGCGATGGAGATTAAAAGTTTTTCTATCCATTCCATATTATCCCTGTTCGTGTCGCTTTATCCGTTCTTATTGTTGTCTGCATCGTTCCACGATGTTATGTTTTTGATAGTCTCTGTTATCACCCTATTTTGGACGGGATTTTTACTTGTTTGCGACAATTCATCATCCACTGTGATGGATTGCGTGTTAGCACTGAACAATTTTGTAAGTTGGTCACTACCCGTGGCTATCCATACATCTCCATTAGTACCTTTATAATAGACATTGGGCTTGAAGCCCGCATTGAAAGGGGATATTTCTGACAATTCACCATAATCATCTGCACTGAACATCCGCCCGTTATCGGTCAAATAAACCGCTCCGGACAATGGAGACCCGTTGCTATCCACATAGTTTTTCGCTCCCATAAAATAGGAACTATCTGATATGAGCATATACGAAACCGACGGGTCGCCAGAATAGACAACCTTGCCATCATATATATAAACATTGCTTGCCGTGAGTGTCACTGTCTTACCTTGGAGAATATCCTCAAGCGATGGAGAAAGCTGTGAAAGTGTCCCCTCCAGCACTCCTTTGACTTGCCGGATATCATTCATAGCATTTTCTGTATAAATATTATCTTGCAACAGCTCGCGTCCTGCCCAGTTGTTGAAGTAAGTAAAACTGCCTGATGAAGCCTGAACCTGCAAAAGGAAGCTCTTCTTTAACTTGTCATATACAGCCACGCCAGATGCAACTATACTCATTGTCGAATAGGCAACTCCTTCTACTACAATACCGCTCCATTCCAATATTGACGGCCATTTGGTTTGTTTGTCTTCGGGGTCTCCTACGGCATACTCCCATGCCGTCCACTGCCCTTTCGTCACTGCCGAGGACGACGGCATTATCCCGTAGCACCTGACGCAGAGGGTGTGCGCCCCGTCACTATGTTCCCCTGTAACTGCCCCGTCGCGGATGGTATAGTTGCCCACGAGCCACTGGCTGATGACGTGCCCATAGTTGTCCGAGGTCACGACGAGGATGCCCGCCGTGACCGCCCCGTCGGAGATTGTCAGGCGGTAGATGCCGCATTTGTCATAGGCATTGTAGGAGTCGAGGACGGCGAAACCGGCGGAGATGTCGATTTTACGTTCAATGCTGTCAATTTGAGCTTTTATGCTATTAATGTCCGATAATATGCTATCAAGATATACGTTAGTCTCTCCACCTTTTTCCCCTGTTTTGACCCATTTGCCGTTTTCTGCCCGGTAAACGTCCGCAGGAAGAGTGCCCCCTACAAAGGCATACCATCCTTCGGTTGGTCTCGGATAGGCTGTTCCCAACGCTTCTTCCGAAGCAAAAAGCCCTTTGCATTCACCAATGATATTATCTGCCTTGAGCCAGCCTTTTATCAATACGTCATGGTCGAACTCAGCATTGCCGCGCGTTTGTAGCTCACCGCCGATAGTCGTGTTGCGGCTTACGCTCAAATCTCCTTGTATGCTTTCATTTTTTATATTGCTGGCCACTTGTTAGAAGTTTTATTATGTTTTTCTATTTATCCTCATGCGAGCAGTGAGCTGCTGATTTCATTCATCTTTCCCATTGACAACTCTTCTATGCTGGCGAGTGTCAGTGCGGCTGCACGGTATATTGCAGATGGGTAGCACTTTTCACACACATCTATGCCTCCGTTGTCGTCGATTTTAGGCATTGGTACATATACGGCTTGATCCACAGTTGCCGTACTATCGTTGCATGAGAAGAATTCCAGCACGAGGCCTTCTGCCCTGTTCACGATAGCCACGACAGGCTTCTCAGGATTGCCACAGATTCCTTTCCACTGTGAGTACTGACGGTGATAGGCAGGGTCATGCTGTGTGATGGCTTCCGATACGCTGTGCCGCCAGTCGCTCATCTTGAACACGACAAGCCGCATGAAGTCATCTGGCAACAATATCCAGCCCTTGCCGTATTCGTCCCACGTTACGGCTTCACCAAACAGATGGCCATGCTCCAGCATGTTTACCGGGGCTTCCATTTCCACCAACTTCACCGCGTCGCATAGCTTAGAATAGATGACATCGTCGAGACTTAGTGCATCCAGATCAGCCTCAGCAAGTAGCGGCGTGCTGTTGTGGTTCATGTCTATCGCCACGCGCACGGCTTTTGCCATGTCTTCTGCCTGTACTATCATTCTTCCAACCCCTCAAATTCAATGTTGTGCGCCTTGGCTGCTTCGGTGATTGACTTCTGCGAACGTAACGATGTGCGGCTGATACCGAATGTGTTGGCAAGGAAGTCCTTTGCTGCTCCGAGGTCGCTCACACTTACTTTGCGCATCTCGTCCTTTGCTGCTTCCGTCTTGGCCTCCGTGTCATCTTTGTCTGCCTTGGCTTCTGTGTCATTTTCTACGCTTACCAGCTTAAACAGCTTACCATATTTGTAATGGTGTTCGAGGGCATACTGTATGTCGGTGTTGTCAGTGATGTACACGCTGCTTCCGTTCGATTGTACGGTGAATGCAATGTGCATGCTTTTCTTGCTTTTCAGCACGACATTGATACTTATGGCCGTTCTTGATTTATATATCTTCTTCATATTCTCTTAGGTTGAAAATTTGTTCAGGGAGGTTCGGTTAATCCTCCCTGAACATGGTATCATGGTTGTTTATGCGCCTACACCAGAGTCTTCGTCAGAAGCCGGTGCCTGTGCCAGCCTCATGCGTGCGTGCGCCTTGGCATAGCGCAGGTAGAGGCAGCTTACCTCTTGGATGACTACCGCGTCAGTGCGGCGGATACCGGCTTTCTGCAAGTCAAGCACGTTGCGTGCCCAGCTTACGTGGGTCTTTTTCGACAGATATTCCGGATCCATGGCAAAGCCGTAGTCGCTCATGCCGTTCATGTCTAACAGCTCGTGATGGATGGTCAACACCTCGCCGAAGTCGGTGTCCCAACTCTTGAACTTCAGGTTCCATACTTCCACCGTGTCTTTCAGTCGGAACTTCTCGCTCTTGATTTTCGAGAATGCGGCAAGCATATCCGAACCGCAGAACAAAATCTTGCGCTTGTTGCCGATGCCTGTGCCGACAAACAAGTCTTTGGTGATGTCCACGAGGTTGTCATCGGTAATGACAGCACATTTCTGTGTGTCGTCCCATACGCCGACTTCGATGTCCTTTCCGGCCATGTACCATATACCGCCGGTGAACCATGTCAGCTGGCCATCCTTCGACACGTGCTTGATTTTATTCTTCACGCCGAACAGGTAGCTGTTTTCCATTGCGAGGCGCATATCATAGATGCCGTCCTCCTCGATGTCGGAGAAGCCCCAATTGACTTCTTTCTTGGCTATCTTGTCGAATGTGGACTGTTCAACCTGTATCATAAAGTTCTGGCAATACTGTGTCTCGGGCATCGGAATGTTGTTGAAGCGGCCCGTCTGCACGTCAAGCTCGCCACACGCCTTGCCCATACGCACCAATACCGTACCCTTCGGGATTTGCGGAACCCATATAGGCTGCTTGCTTGACGAATCCATCGCACCGTTCACGGCATACACAGTCGGCATATTCGTGGTCGTGTCCTTGCCGCATACGCACAGCACGAGATCTGGCGTGTTGGGGTCGTCCTTTTCGTATGCCTGTCCGGTGTCGGGGTTAGTAACGCCCTTGACACCTACTACGCGGATAGTGTCGTCCAGCGTGAACATATTGGTGTCGCTTACAGGCAATTTGGTGCTTGCACCGCTTGACATGGCGGTAACCGCATCCGTGGTCATGCACTTTATTTCCCTTGTGCCTACGCTGTAATACTTCACCTCGAAACTGTCGCAGCTGCTCGACTTCGCGTAACGGCTTATCTGGTCGATAGGCGTTGCCATAGGGCGGATTTTGACAATGCGCTTGTCCACGTCCGCCATGTAGAAGTTCGGGTCGCCGTCCGCGCGTCCTTGTGTCTCGGTGGCGATACCCGCATTGGGGTCGCTGCCTCCGTCGCCGTCAGCTCCTGCGTTCACTTTACCTGCATCGGGCAAGTCCGAGGCTGCCGCCATCGTAACACCGCTCGATGCACCAATCACAACAGCCAACAGCGTCAGCATGATGCGATACAGAAAACTTGTACTTTTCTTTAACGTTTTCATCTTTTTTTGTGTTTTTAATTGTGAATTATGAATTATGGATTATTTTGCTGGTCTGCGTTTCTCACCGCCGCGTTCCCATATAGTTTGCCCGCCGTCATCGTAACGGTTAAGTACGCCGAGATCGGGCATATCTCTTGACTTACTCTGTCCTCCATTCTTTCCGTCAAGGCTGGCCGTTCCGTCACCGCGCTGGCCGCGCCGCAGTCTTTCCTCTATACGGGTGTTGCGTCCTCTCACCTCTCCCTCACGTGCTGCCGTGGCCACATCGTCGTCATGGTTGATGGCGCACAAAGCCATTTTTATGCTTTCAGATGTGAACTTACCTACAATACCGTCTTTCATGATGCCGACAAGAAAACTCATCGCCTTGTCTATGTCGTCATCGCTGTAGCCGTCTTTTTGCTGCATCTGCTCGAGCGTCTCAAGGGTTTTGGTAATGTTCTTCTGATACTGCTCGTCAAACTCCTTTTCTTTTGCCACGCGGTCGGCATATTCCTTGCTGGCGGCGGCAAGCTCTTCCTGCTTGGCAGGGTCTTTCAGCTCCTCTACGAAGTCATCACCGAACATTTCCACCAACGCCACGGCAGGGTTCTTGCCTTTCCGCCATTGTGTCAGAAATGCAGCACTCCTTGGGTCGCTGGTAAACAAATCGGAAAGGGCTTTTTCTCTGTCCCTGTAACTGGCAATTTCTTTGTCATAACCGTCGTAATCGTCATTGACTTGCCCCCATAAAGCCTCTTCGTCAGCAAATTCACGGTCCGGATACTTGGATTTTACACGCTCCTCGTATCGCTCCCTGTTGCTCTTAATCGTTGTATTAACAGGCATATTCTTGATTTTTAATGGTTTCGTGTTTTTGACAACGCAAATTTATGTTCGTGTACACCTCTTGCTGGGATAACTTTTAACTCTCAGCATCACTAACTTTGAGACAAACACAAATTCGCAATGAAATGTCACGGGGCGATAATGGAATACGCTGAAGAACGTATGAAAGACCTTATGCGGGCGTACGATGAATACATCTCTTCATGTAAACAAATACGGATGGACGAAGTCTATTCGTCGATAGTGAGCATGGCTTCTCGCCGTTTCTGGGTATCTGACGAAAGGGCTGTACAGGTCATTTGTTCCATGTTGAAAGGAGGACACCTTGGCAAGATGCGTCCATTGAAACGTGAGATGTTTGAAGAAATCTTTCGTCGTGTGATTGACATGCATCAAAAAAGCCCAGAACTGACTTTGAAAGAATGTTGCAGTTTGGTGGTTTCGTCACCTGCTCCCAAGTTTTACCTATCTCCCGGAAGTGCAAAAGTGATGGTGTGCAAAGCACGAAAAAAATGGGTACAGGAAAAGTTGAAAAGGTTACGGCTATTGTGATTGCGTTGCTGGTGACGGTGTTGTCATTCTTGCAGGTTGCCGACTGGCATTCGGTCGGCATATACGCGCATTGTCCTTTGTCGGCACGCCTGCTCTATCCGTTTTTCCACGCAAATCTGCTGCACGCCATGCTCAATGCGTGGTGTCTGCTATCAATGGTTTTCATCTATAATGTATCGTTGCTGCGTATGCTTTTTGCCTACACGGTGGCTGTTGCCATGCCTATTGGTACGCTCGGAGCGTTTCTTCCTCTCGACAGCCCTACGGTCGGACTTTCGGGCGTGGTTTATGTACTGTTCGGGACTATCTCGTTTGAGGTGGCTCGCAAACGGTATTTCCAGTGCTGGATGCTGTTCTACATTGCCGTAGGCTTTTTCTTCCCGAACACCAACGCATGGCTGCACCTGTATTGCTATCTCTGCGGTTTCATCGCCGCGTTGTTGAACAAACCCATAAATCGTAAGACATGACAAGGGAGGAAGCAATACAGGCTATAATAAAGGAGAACGGGAGGCGTAACGCGGAGATTTATGCCAAGTTTGACCCGGTAAGCGGCGAAGGTTCGGTAGGCGAAAGGCAGAGAGTTGTCATCGACGATTTCCCTGTTTCTGTACAGTGGCTTCCGGTGGAAATGCTACGTGTGCCGCTCGTCAGGCAGATTGTGGAGTGTGGCTCTGTACGTGCTTTTCTAACGGACAACCTGAATGTGGAGTACACGGAGGAAGACCGCTTGAAAGTCGTTGAGCAGTTTGTACGCATCCGCTGTCGTTACGATTTTGCATTTTGGGCAGCTGTGTATGTGTACATCAAACGCAAAGGTGGTGGAGAGGATATTCTTTTCCGTCTTTCACGTCCGCAAAGGCGGTTTGTTGAAAGGCTTGAAATGTTGCGCAAGGCCGGGAAACCTATCCGCATAGTACTGTTGAAAGCACGCCAATGGGGTGGCTCTACCGTATCACAGCTTTACATGGCTTGGTTGCAGCTCGTTCACAAGGTTGGCCTAAACTCGCTCATCATTGCGCATCAGGGTGCAGGTTCGGACGAAATAAAGGATATGTTCGACCGCATGATCAAGGCTTACCCAGTTGAAATGCTACACAAGCTAGGCGAGGCTTACGATGCGAACGAGCCTAAGCTGGTGGGTGTAGGAAAGTCAGGCAGCATTTACCGTGTGCCGCAACGCAACTGCAAAATCAAAATCGGTACAGCCGAGCGTCCTGATAGTTGCCGTGGCGGTGACTACAACCTTGTGCATCTGTCCGAGGTGGGCTTGTGGAAAGCAACTGAGGGTAAGAAGCCGGAGGACATCGTGCGCTCCGCCTGTTCGGGCGTGCTTTACCGCCCTTACACGATGATTGTCTATGAGAGTACGGCCAACGGTACGGGCAATTTCTTCCAGCGCGAGTACGACATGGCCAGCAAGGGCATGTCACAGTTTGAGGCAATGTTCGTTTCTTGGTTTGACATTGAGATTTATTCCACGCCTGTTGATGACATCCTCTCTTTTGCCGCACGCCTGTACGACAACCGAAACAACAATAACGTGGCTTCCTCGCGCCAAGAGAGCGGAAAATATCTTTGGTGGCTGTGGGAAAAAGGGGCTACGCTCGAAGCCATACACTGGTACATACTGGAACGTGCCAAGTATAATGAACACGCTTCCATGGCTTCCGAATACCCCTCAGACGACGTGGAGGCGTTTGTACATTCCGGCACAATGGTATTTGACAAGTACAAGGTTGAGGCATTCAAAAGATACTGCAAAGAGCCGCGTTTCGTGGGGGATGTGTATGCCGACGCTGACGAGGGCAAGAATGCGCTCAAGAACCTGCGCTTCGTTGAGGACAGGCAGGGTATGTTGTGGATATGGGAGAAACCGGAGATAGACGAGGAAGAGAAAGTAACCAACCGCTATCTTACTGTCGTGGATGTGGGCGGACGTTCCTCAAAGGCCGACTGGTCTGTCATTGTCGTGTTCGACCGTCTCTTCATGGCCGAAGGGGGCAGACCAGCTGTCGTGGCGCAGTGGTACGGACATTGCGACATAGACTTGCTGGCATGGAAAGCGGCGCAGATTGCGGCGTTCTACGACAACTCCCTGCTCGTCATCGAAAGCAATACACTAGAAACGCACGACAAGGAGCGCGATGTGGATGGGGATCAGTCGCAGTTTATACTCAATCAGATTAAGGGTGTTTATCCAAACCTCTATGCACGGAAACAGTCGGAAGAGGACATTCTGCAAGGTCTGCCCACCAAATACGGCTTCCATACCAACGTGGCCACAAAGCCGATGGTCATATCCACGCTGGTAAAGGTTATCCGTGAGAATTTGTATGTAGAGCGCGACGCGCGTTGTCTGGACGAGTACCTTACTTACGAGAAGAAGCCTAACGGCGCATACGGAGCGATTATCGGAAAGCACGACGACCTGCTTATGACACGTGCCATAGGGCTGCACATCTGTTTCTACGAAATGGAGCTGCCCAAATTTGTGAAACGCACTATGTTGGTGAAGAAGAAAAAGGCTGTTTCGGCAGCTACAATATAAACTAAAACGGATTTGTTATGAATGTATTTCAAAAATTGAAGGCAAGCCTCCGGTTGCGTGAGGCAGTGAAGAAAGCGGAGGACGCACATTGTAAGACTGGTGAGCGTTATTATGTAATGCCCCTTTCAGGGAGCAAGGGAAAACTTATCATCATGGACAGGTTCAACTTCCGCAAGCTCAAACAGAAAGGCTACATCACGCGCAAAGCGTACGTCGCCGACCTCGAGCGGGAATCTTTCTACTTCACGCCTTACCGCAACGGCTCGTGCGCTATCTCGCCCGAAGTGGCAAACCAAAAACGCAACCAGTATTTCAGTTGGTACGCCGCCTGCATCAATCAACCCCAAAACAGCAAAAAGAATGAAGTACACAACAAAAGGTAAACAGAGCTTGGAGGGCATACGGACTTTGACGAATGACCCTCTCGCTACGTATCAGGTGGCCAGCTGTAGCAAGCGGAAAGCGAAACGTGCGAAGAAGCCTTAAAGGATGGAGGGCAAGGCAGCGGGTACCCCCTGGAAAAACATCGGATACTCCCATCTGAAAGGTCGGATGTTTTGCCTCAAGACACCGGATGTTTAGCACCAAAACATCCGGTGTTTTTACCAAGAGAGTCCAGTGTGCGAGACGGAGAGAGGCGGCATCGTATGCTGGCGGTGCCTGCAATCTTTTGAAAACTTATCTAAGATTATCTGGCTGCTGGCTCTTTATTCGTTTTAATTCGCACCCATATTTCTGCTTGAACCGAGCCCTCGCTTTCTCCCATTCAGGGTCATTGCGTCGCATAGGCATACAAGAGGAAACGACACGAGCATATACTTTTGTGGGATGTTCGTTACAAAAGACAGGATGGCTTAGCGAGGATTCCAATTGAACAATTGCTTGTTTAACATCACTTCCTTTCAATTCAACAAAGACATTAGCCCACTCTTTATTATCTGAGAACTCTACTATCACTAGTTTGTCACACTTGTTCCCCTCGCGAATAATATTCCCATCGATTTGAAAGACGGAAGTATGCAGCTTTTCTTTTAGTTTCAAAACATAGATTATACTTTTTTCTTTCACAGAAAGTTCTGAACGCATGGCTCGTTCTTTTTCTGGATTAAAGCCCTTGGAACACAAGACATCGTAAGTATTAGCCATATATAATGTCATTTAATTGGCAGATGTAGTCCTCCAAATCATCAGATAAGGAATCCAGCGCATTACCATTAATCATGCCGACTTCATCGTCAATAAGATTCTCCAACCGCCCGTCAGCTATATGGTATGCGGAAACATCACTTATTGGAAGAGCTACATTTTTCGGTAGAATTGCCAATGTCCTTTCTTCGTCTAGACGCATCGCTTCATCAACCTTGGTTAAAATGTTAAGTGCAGATAGAATATACGGGCTATGTGTAGTCAATACGATAGAATTCGTGTAATGATGTTCTATTGAAGCCACACTCCTTATCGTTGACACCATATGGCATAGCAAACTCCACTGCGACTTTGGAAACAAATTCTGTTCTGGTTCTTCGATGAAGAGATTGGCATACTGATAAACCAAGATATGACTTAACAATGGATCTTCCTGCGGCTTGATGGCTATTTTCCCAGGATCTTGCTTGTTCATAATATAGTCACGGATAAAATCCATCAGCCATTTTTGACTGACATCCACCGATTTTCCAATCTGGCTGGTAACGTAATCCACCATCACTTCCAAAGGGAGTGCAGACTGAACACCGCTTGACGCATAAAACGGTTCGAATTCTTTAGTCTCACCATTTTGCCGCAAACGCAGAGTATCCATTTCGCGTTTTGCGTCATAGTAGTATTCAATGTTTTCATCGAATGACAACACTTTCGGGTGCTCCGAAGTGAACATACCTCGGGTTTCCGCCCATTCAAATATGTAATTAAAAAGCAAATCAATGTTATTGGAACGATATGCCCTGTCCGCATTGTGGATGGCTGACAGGAAATTACGCTCCGAGGGGATAAAACAGATTTTAGCGTTGCAACGCTTCACATTAAAATCATGTTGCGTGATGATTCTGGCATTGCTCTTTCCCTTCAGATAGATATTCAATGTGTCACCATGATAATCAATTTCGCTTTCATCAGTGAAGAAATCATCGTTAAACCGATGGAACTGTTTTAGCTCACGCAAAAAACGATGATAATGGGTGTAGTTATACAATGTCTCCTTTTCTTCACTTACCATGATTCGTTTTTCAACCCAACGACAGAAGCACAATATCTTCATCAAGGTGCTTTTACCCGTACTTTGTGCGCCAATGAACAAAGTGATGGTTTTCATTTCCACCAAGCCTGTGTCAATCAACGGACCTATATGTCGGATTCGTATACTTGGCATATCTAAAGACAAATAAGCATTGTTTATTATGCAAATATATATGATTTGCATAATAAGACGGTTTTAGAGCGGTGAATTTATCTCTTCATTCCTTCATACAGCCTGTTCACGGCATCCATATTTGCACCTTGCTGTACCTGTTGCATGAGTTGTGGCGACATGGCATCCGGCATTCCGCCTTTCTGTATCTGCTCCTTTTGCGACTTGATACTTTGCAGAAGCTCGTCGGCAAACGGGAAATCGCCGAATTCCAACAGTTGTTCCACGCTGATGGCTTGTGCTTGCCACAACTGCATCAGCCAGTCGTTGGCGAGCTGCCTGTATGCCGGAGTGGAGGTGCTTTCGGTGATGGACAGGTCAAACTCTACGTCACGTATCTTCTTCGGGTCATACTCTATCTGTGCGCCGCTTTTCCCGGCAATGTTAAACACGCGCTTGGTGTCGTAGAACTGCTGCATGTTCTTCACGTCCTTATACGCCCCGTCTATCGTGAACTGGCTGAAACATTCCAGCATATCCAGCAGCGCCATCGTCGAGTTCTGCACCTGCTGGTTATACATCGACGCGCTCTGTCCCGAGAAGCCGGGCTTGCCTTGCAACGCGCCGTTCACACCGCTGATGTCCTCAAAGAATTTCAGTTGCAGGTTCAGCAGCTCCGTAATGCCTATGTTCGTCGAGTTGTTCGCCACCTGTTGCGGCACCTGCCGGCTGGCTGACGGCTTGTACACGATAATGCCGTTGAACTCCGCCCAGCTCTCCGCGATGTCCTCCATGCTCACGCCGTCGGGCAGACAGTCCTCCGGCATGAGCAGCACGCCTTTGGCCGAGGCACGCATAATCCAGTCATAAAGGGTTATCAGGCGGTTGGTATAGCGTTGTTGGTCTATCACGTCTGCCACGAACGAGTGTATCTCGCCGTCAATGAACGGGTATGCCTTGAACACGTATGGGTGGCTTCCGTGTTCAAACGGTGTCTCACCCTCTTTCAGGATGTCTCCGAATGGGGAGAGGTAATAGAAGTACCAGTAATCATCCACAAACCATGTGGCTTTTATCAGGGGCACTTCATCTTCTGGCATACCGGCTTCCTTGGCCATCTGCATACGCTCCCTGTTCACCTGCGCCACCTGTTCCTCGTAATCCGACACTTCTATCTTGAAGATGTCACCGTTCTGGTAGTCGTGGCAACGGTAACGTGGCTTCTGTTCCTTTCTCCACACTTCGATTACCCTGCACCGTCCCGGCTCGCTGGTCAGCAGGAAGTCGTAGTTTTCCAAACGGCTGTAACCGAAACGCTCGGCATAGCTGGCAATGTATTCCCTGCGTGCCGCCCACTTGTATATTTCTTTAAGGCGACGGTATTCTTGCGGCGTGTGGGCAAATTGTTCGCACAGCTGGCCAAAACTTACGTCGTGCACTTCTCCGAGGCACGTCACGTCCCAGCCTCGGAAATCACGCATATTGTTGTCTATGAAGAAATTGTTAGGCTGCACATAGTCAGTCCAGCAGTCCTCCTTGCCGTTTCTCCATCCGTAACTCTTGCGGTGTACGATGAAGCCGCTTATCAGGAACTCTTCCATGCTTCGGGCATTGACTTCGTTCATGCGGTTAAGCTGCATGTTGCATTGCAGGATGGTGCTCATCGTCTCGCCCAGTTTCTGCTCGTCCCTGTCGCGTGCCGTGCAGGTCGGTTCTTTCAGCTGGCTGCGGTACACGCCAAGCACGTTTCTCACGAGCCGACGGATGAGGTTGTTTTTCAGAGGCACGTTGCCCTGCGCCTTGATGTAGTCCTCTTCGCTCATATTCTTTCCGTCCACGCAGATGATGTCATCCCACTGGAAACCGTAGGTGTAACGCTTGTTGCGTTCCCTGTCATGCCTGAAGTCGTCCATCTGGTTCCAGTAGTGCTGCGCTTCCATAAGCACGTCAAATGCCCTGCGGTCGCCGAAATGCTTTTCCGAGAATGTTACGGTGTCTATTTCCGTATCTCCGCGTTTGGGCGTGATGTGGCTCATTGGAAGCAGTTTGTACTTTTTGGATGTAGTGGGTTGCATTCGTTTTTGTTTTTAATAACGCTCGGAATGTGTACTATGCAAATGTAAACATCCCGGGCGTCATCTGTGGTTTAACTATTTACGGGTCTTGTTCATATCGCTTATCATCATCTTTTTCAATTCGTTGAGTTGGGTTTCAATGTCCTTCACAGCCTCTTTGTCGCCGTATGTGTAGGCGTCATTGAGCATATCGTAAAGGTCGTCTATGTCGGGTCGGTAGTTCTCGAATATCTCGTACCTTGCATATTCTGGTGAATTATATAAGAAATCTATCTTCTCCGCATAGTCGAATACGCCGTTCTCAGTGTCCCGTTCATAGTTTCTTAGTCGTGTCCTTAGCTTGTCATGCTCTTCTTTGAGCCTGAAATACTCGTTGTTCACGGCTTTGTACTCTGTCCGCTCATCACCATTTTTCAGGATGCGGTTAAGCACAAGGAAACTTTTCGGGTCATACTCACGTTGTCCTATCATCGTTTCACCCATTTTTGTGAGTTTGTCAATCGTGTTGGCAATTCCACCGAAATAACCATTCAACACATATTCTACTTTGGCAGGGTTGATGTCGATTGTACCTTTCGTGTATTGGTCACCGCCAGACATTTCATTGAGTGTTTCCGACAAGTCCACGAGGTATTTGTTCGCACTCTTGTAGGCTTTCGTCCATTCGGGCATATCCTTGTTATAAGGGGTATCCTTGTATATGGGAAGCCCCGTCCAGCTCTTTTTATAGCCGTAAGCTTCGGCAAATGGTTTAATTGAGCTTGGAATAAACGCCTTGAAGCCTCCGCCACCCTCCATGAAGTCAAGCGGCAACAACTGGCTTACTTGTCCGGCTATCTTGCTGGCAAGCTCTCCGTCCGTAAAGTGTTCCTTTCCGCTCAACGTGCTTACCATAAGCTCGCCAAGTCCGTACACGGCTCTATATTCCACAGGTAACGGTATGCTTATCCATTGGTCACCGGCACGGAACAATAGGTTGCTTCTCCTCACGTATTCGGGCAAGTTCCAGTAGCTGTTCTTGTCGTCCTCATCGTCATCACCATAACCAAGTGAAGCTACGATTGCGCCGAGCAGGAACATCACGGCTACGCTGGTAAGTGCTTTCGCAGGATGACGCTTTGCTTGTCGTCCGAAGTTTGCCGTACCTTGTATGGCGGCATTCCAAAATACAAAACCGCTTCTTCCGAGTCCTGACATGAACGCACTGGAATTGCCTAACTTAGTCTGTCCGGTGGCTCCCATGAATTTGGCACCGCTCCCTTTCTTGTTGAAGTTCACGCTTATCTCCTTTGCATCGTAGATAGACCGGTCTATTGTCCTGTCCATTTCGCGCGATGTCATGAAAGCGGCAAAGCGTGCACAGTTTTCCACGCCGCGGTTCACCTCGTCAAGCCGTTCAGCCAGCAAATCCCATGCTTTACGGATGGGCAGTTGGCCACCGGCCTTGCGTATTTCCCTGCGTATATCATTCTTATGCTTTTCAATGTCACGCATGTTGGAGTATCCTGTTTCGCCTCCGTTCATCATGAACTGATGGAACATACGTTCAGTGCCGTTGCTCATGTCGAGTTCATTTTTGCGATACTTCGCAAGCAGCATCTTCATCCTGACAGGGTTCACCTTAGCAAAGTTCCGATGGAAGCGCATGGCATAATTCGGGCTTTCCTTTATCCACACCATACTGTTTGAATATAACATGTCACGGATGAAGTTCGACACCACGAAGTCGGGATTGCGTGTGGTATAGAGAGCACTCAACTCACGGTTAATCCTTTCGCCGGCTTTCAGTATCGCGCCAACTGCGCCTGACATGTCATTGTCGGGGTTGGTCTGTCCGTTGAGTGCCTGTGCTGCCCTCGGATTGCCGTTTATCGTGACGACGTAATCCCTTCCTCCACGTTTCACGACAACTTGGTGCTGGCGCAGGTCGCGTTTCTCTACTACCCGGTAGGGTATGTTCACCGTGTCTTTGCCGTGCTTGTACAGGTCAGGGTCTTGCTCGGCAAGCTCTTTCATCTTGTCCTCGAAGTCCTGCATCTTGCGTTCCACTTCTGAAGGTGTGTCGCCTACATTGATGTTGTCCGGGAACACGGGTTGCCATTCGTCGGACACCTTGTCATATTTTAGCCAAATGTCGCTCACGCTGGCGAGGTCGCTCGGATGATTGAGTACGAAGTTCAGGAACTTCTGTTTCACTAATTTGTTGCGGTTGCCCTGCACGATGGCACTTTCCGCCATACTTTGCAGGTAGGCAAACGGATCGTCAGCTTTCGACTTTCGTCCTTTGGCTGTCTTTATCGGGGCATTGAATGCACTGTTCTTGCTGTTCAGGTAGGCGTATGCTTCCTCGCTGGTCTTTTCGTCGAAGCCGCGAAGCGGAATGAAGTAATCGTACATGGAGCGGATATTGTCGTAAGTCGCCTTTGACATCATGCCGCTCTCGTACAGCTTGGACAGTGTCGCATCGCTCACTGCATTGGTGCGTTTCCAAAGCGTATCGGTGTCGTGGCCGCTCTCATAGTCCTCAACCATTTGCCGTGCTTCAGCTTCCGCATCGGCTACGTTGTCAGTATCAGTTAGCGCGGTCAGTCCGGCAAAATCCCTCTGGTCAATGGCCTCGAACTTATCACCCAATTCAGCTTCTACCTGATTGTTCCAATCCTCTACAGCCTTGTTGTACGCATCCATTTTCAGGTCGTAGTCATCATCATTTTCGGTGGGTGGCTGCGGCTTGTTCTTTGAAAGTTCGGAAGCATCAATCAACTTGTCTTTCTCACGTTGGCGCATTACGCGGTTTCGTTCCAGTCCGTGTTTAGCCATCATGTAGTCGGTCAGTTCCTCTCGTGCTTTTTTGGTAGGAGCAAGTTTGCCAACCTCGTCAAGCAAAGGTTTGAACAAAGTGTGTGCGAAAGCGTCGGCCTCTGCTTTGTTCACCGAGGAAAGCCTGTTTTCGCCCAAATAGGCATTCTCGAAGCCGTCCACGTCTTCTATGCGTACTTTCTTCTTGCCCTCTCCTTTGAGTATGGCTTCCATCGCTTCACGCAATCCGAGCATACTGTCCTGCAAGGCTTCCTGCGTCTGGTACACACCGCGTTTCACGCGCTGCTCATATCTGTCGCGTGCCAACGTCCGCTCATGTACCTCTGGGTCGCCCTCGCGGAATAAGGTATCGCTATCGTCAGTTTTTGCACTGTTTGTTTGCAAAATAGACAACAAACGCTTATCTTTGATGTCGGAATAATCAGCCATTCTGGCAGCCTCCTTGTCGGCAAACTTACGTTTTAGTAAGTCAATACCATCAAGGAGGCTGTTCTTTTCTATTTCTGTGAGGGCGTGGTCATAATATATCTGTCCGTCCTTTACCCCAACAGTCAGTCTAACAGTGTAGTCTACGCCGCCCATGTTAAGCCCGACGACATAATAGCGATAGCTGTCAAAACCTGTCTTGTCCTTGGTGTTCGCCTCTTCATCTATAAAGATGGCGTTTTCTATTATTTGTGGGATATAGGCCGCCGATTTGAGGTGAGCTTCGTTTTCAGCATCATGGTGCATTGACTTGTTCGCCCCCTTGCGCGTAAGGTTTATCCTATCCCCAGTGTCCTTGTTGATATATTCTCCACGCAGGTTGTCAAGTATATACTTGTTTGCCGATTTATTATTTAACTCATACTTCCCTTGGTAGTCGTTGCCCGACACAACGACAGGCTCTGACCGCCGCAGCTTCTCTATCCGCGCTACCTTGTCGCCGTCATCTTGTGCTGGTGCAGGCTCTGCGGCACTGGTCATCGTCTCGGCTGCCTCGGCATAGTTGCCCACTTTCAGACTGCTCTGCATCACGACATCCTCGGCCTCACCCAATATGCTGCGGTATCTGCCCGGTTCAGCAAGGTTCTCGTAGCTTCGCCAAAGGATGTAGCGCAGCTCGTTGTCCGATAAGGTTACGCCTGAAAAGTTCTCAAAGCCTATGCTATGCAACATACGCATGAATGCGTCCTTTATCTTCTGCCACCACCCAGACCGCGTCGCCGCCTCGAAGTTGGTTTCTTCAGCCAACGATGCAAGATACTCCTCCGTTGCCGTGCGGAAATCCCAGTTGCGTTCTCTTGCCAGTTCTGTAATGCGACGGCGCACATCGCTGTCCGCACTTTGGAACACGTTATCGAGGAACGTATCGAAGTGTTCGCCGAACAGTTCGCGTAGTCCGTAGTGCGCCACGGCTTCATGCAGCAAGGTTTGTTCTGCATCGTACACGCTCGTATGGTTCGGTATCACAATCGTTATGCGTCCTGTGCTGCGTGAATAGAAGCCTTTGGCCTTTGCACGTCTGCCGTCCAGCGTACTTGCATCGGTCACTACCTCGACGTTGTCAAGGTGCAGCTTGGCAGCTAAATCCTGCACGGCATCCACCATGCGCAGGCGTTCCCTTTCTGCAAATGCCCTACGCTGTGCTGCCGTCCGGGTGGACTTGCCCAATAACTTGGACACAGGGTCGTTAGCTATGGACAAGTCGTCATCGCTCAATTCTCCAACTCCCTCACGCAAATTATCGCCATTGAAACTCGGATTCTCAAAGTTCCTCACTATATTTGCAGCATCGATAAGGTCCTGCTTGTCTATTTCCTGCTGAACCGGTTGTGACGCTGAGGAGAGCCAAGCAAGGCCTTTTTCTTTATTGGCATATCTAAGCGTATTGTTGTGGGCAATCGGTTCTATGATATATTTCACTTCACGTCCATGGAATGACCTTATATCATTTACTTCAAGGTATTCACCACCATTCTGAATTACTCTTCCTAACTCTATAGCCACGCATACATTCTTCCCGTCATTATCCGTCATATCAGTGAGTATGCCTATTGTATTGGCATCCCTCTGGAATACGAATATCGGGTAAGAAATCATTGACGGCATGTCTTGCAATGCTGACGTGGGAACATTATGTTTCTTTTCTGCTCCCTTCTTTGCCACACGCTGCCGCATCACTATTGGCAGGTCGGGCAGGAATGCCCGCATCACGCCTTGCGGCATTCCGAGATGGAACATCTCGTTGGTGTCCATCTCGCCACTGTCGTATCGGCGCAATTCTTCGTTGAACCGTTCGTTCACCTCGCCCAACTCATCGTCAAGCCTGTACAACGCATCATCCTCGTTGGTTTCCTCCTTTACCCTTACGCCCAGTTTCGACAATTCCCTTACTACGCGTTCAATATTCTCTGCCGTAATGTCAGCACGCAACTTCCCACGATATGGATAAAAATTGTGTCCGTGGACGGCATCCAGCAAGGTCTTGTTTTCATAATAGACTGCACCGTCTTTCTTGGTCTTTGGTACGGTCAGATAGTACACTTTCGCCCAGCTGCTGCCTGTAATCTCTACTTTGCCGTCATGGCTGGTAACGGGCATATAATCTTTTATCTGTTTCAAGCGGCTGATGATTGGCGCACCGCTTGTTTTCAGCATGGATGTATTCCACTTATCCGGCATCAATATACCATCATGCACGTTCCCGTCAATATCGGTATAACTGATAAGCTGGCCGGGATAGCCTCCATGTTCGTCTTGCGTATCTGCAATCGCCTGAAGGATGTTTCCCGTCATGATGAAACCCGTCTTCCGTGTTCCTGTCGGTATTTGGCTGTCCCAATTCTCAAGCGTGGTGGAACGTGCCGCATCCCAATTATCGTTGGTTGCCTTATAAATGTTTCGTAACGCTTCTGGCTGCGACAACTTGACTTCCATACGTCTGCGCCCGTCAAGAGTGGCGAATACGGCAAGCGTGGTCGAGGCCGTTATCTTGCTGTCTTTTGATTTGTAGCCACAGAATATGGCAGGCGTGGAAAAATCGAACACCATGCTTTCGAGATTGTCGGGCATGAGGTAAGACTTGCCGACTTCAAACATGTGCAGACGCTGTTTCAACATATCGCTGTTCGTGTTGATGCGCACCATGTTGTCGTTATGCTTCGATTCCACATTATCATTGGTCTCTCTCACATAATCGGCAATGGCAGCTTGCTTTTCCTCGGCGGTACGTTTCTGCTGGCGGTTGATTTTATCGGTCTGCTTGGCTATATCTTCCTGTGCCTTTACTTTTGAACGCTCATAGCGGGCTTCTTCGGCTGCAACTCGTGCCTCGTCCTCTTTCTCAATAGTGGCAATGACTTGGCGTATATAATCTTCAGGGCGTTTGCCTTTGTTTACTTGCGCGATGGTCTTGCGTATTTCAGCTGCTTTCATCGGTTTGCGCAATACATCCATTTCCACACGCTCTACGTATGAGTTCCGTGCAAACGGATTGGTGCCGGTCGGGTCTATGCCTTCGGAGGACACACGCTTGCTCAAAGTCTTGGCACGTAATGGCATGACAGTTATCTTCAAGTCATTACTCCCTGTATCGTTCAAGTACTTTATGAGTTCATTGTACCGCCTTACCACATCATCATAGAACTCTTCCTGCTCTTTGGTGGTCAGCAACGCCACATAGCCGGTTATCTTACGCGCATCATCCTCTTGCGGCTTATACTCCTCCAACTCGGCAATGCTAACAGTATTGCTTCCTTCACCACTCTTTTTCAATGGACTACCCATTTTCTCGTAGATTTCAGGATTGTCACGCAGGTATTCCACTACGACTTGACTTCCGTATTTGTTCAGCAGGTCGGGAGCTTCCACATCGTTACTCTCACTGTCCTGCGATGTGGTCGTGTTGGCGTTCAGTGATTTCAGCTTGGTGGACAACATCATCAGGAAACGGTTTTCCGCCGGTACTGGCAGACCGAGGTTGATGTAATAGCCTCTGTGTACTTGTCCTGTGCGGTCAATGCGCCCAATCATCTGCATATAGTCGTTGATGTCGCTCAACGGCTGGGCGATAATCATCGTCCGCTGACGCTGGTCACTGAATTTCTCCGATGCGTGCAGGCTGATACCGGTAGAGGCGGACTTGTTGAGGATAAGCACGTCAAGAGTTCCGTTGTTAAACTCTCTCTGCATCTTCTTCTTATCCTTGTCTGTCCTGCGTTTCACGACAACACGGCCTTCATCGTCACGCTCCACGTACATATCGCGGCCTGTCAGTTCGCCGACTTTATAACCTATTCCGTGCAACCGTTCAATGATAGCGTCAAGCGGACTTATGAAAATGTCGCTGGTACTCTTGCGGATGAAGTCCTGCAATTCATAATATGCCTTTTCTCCGGCTTCGCCCAACTGCTTGGGAGAGTATCGTGCATGTTGCTCTTTGCCGTTCTCATCTTTGATTGTGTATTGCATCACGGTATCAAGTCCCCTCAAAAGGCTTGCACTGAAAGTCGGTTCTTCAATGACTTCCCCTGCGGAATAGTCCTTGATACTGCTTTCCATCGTACTTTCCAACGCAATTACAGGGTGTCTGCCTGCCTTTATTTCCGTATCAACTTCATTCACTATAGCGTCTACTTTGAGGGCAAGCATGAGTTGCTTGGTGTAGTTGTAGGTCTTGCTGGCAAAAGGAACGTTCGATATGCCCAACTTGTCCGTACCCCTCTTAATCCCGGCACTCTCTGCCATGACAGCAAGCTCTTTGTCCATCGCATCAACCATCGGTTTGACATAATCCTCTTGGAACTTGATGATGGCGTTGAATGCGGCAATCGTTCGGTCGTAGTTCTCACGCGATCGTTTTACGGTTACAGGGTCGGTTATTGTCTTCCAGTCAGTAACCACATCGCTCATATCGCGTTCACGGCGTACCATCTGCCCGGCATTGGTCAGTTCGCGGCTCATAATCTCCTGCAAGGTCACGCCGCCTTTCTCAATGATACCAATCAGCTTGTCAGGTTCTACTTTGGCTTGGCTCATGGCAGTGCGGATGGCGTACAGAGGCATGGTGTCTGGACGCTTGGCGAAAGTGGCACTTGCGAAAGTGGCCGCTTTTGCACTGCGCAGAATACTTTGCAGGTATGCGCCTGTATTGCTCGTTCCTGCCGCCGTGTGGCTCTCGTCAAGGAACAGGTAGTTGTCCTCGGCAATGGCACGCAGGAATGTGGCCTTTGGCGTGGCTTTACCGTCCTTTGAAGCCTTGCTTTTCTTTGTCCTGCCACCGCGTTTCTTTGCCGCTTCCTCAGCTTCTTTTTGGCTGATTTCATCTCCGCTGCTTACCTGCGAATAGGTAAGCACGGCATAGTCGTACTCATCTGGCAGCTTGCCGGTCGCCATGACTTTTTTCATTTTGGCATCGGAAAGCCCCTTGTACACTACCTTGCCGTTGGCGTCAACCATTTCACCTTTGTTCTCCTTTGCCGACGGGGAATTGAAGATGAACGGCACAAGGTCGCCGCTGCCTATGTCCACCAAGTCGCGGTAGATGTCAGAGAACAAATCCGCCTTTTGCGTGATGAATATCGGCTTCTCGCCACGTTTCACGGCCCAGCGGATGAGTGCGGCCATTTGTCGGCCTTTACCCACGCCCGTTTGGTCGCCTATGATGAGTGCCTGCCCTTTCTTCATCTGATAGATAGCCATTGCCACGCTGTCAATCTGCTCTGCGGCAAGTGCTTGATGCGTTTCCTCTATTGTGTCATATCCAAGTTCTTTTTTTACAAATTCGTCAATGTTTCCGTTTTCAGCCTCAATCTGTGAAAGTACATTATCCATTGCTTCCACCATTGCGGCGGGGGCAACACTTTCAAGGCTGAACGCGCTGTTGTGTGGGCGGTACGGCAGTTTTTCTTCTGTAAGGTTTCTCTTCTTCGGCTCAGGGCTTAATCCCACTCTGTTCGTGGAAACTCCCACTCTATCCACTCGCTGAACGTCAGGCTCTGGTACTCCTCGGCTTCCTCCTGTGGTATTTCCACCAGTTCCTCGCCGGGTTTCACCATCTCCAGTATCCGTTCTATGTTCTCCTCGTAGAACCACCTCGCTCTGCTCCTGAGTTCCTTCCACGGAAGCTCTTCTTCCTCGTCCGCTTGTATCATCCGTTCGAGATTGTCCAGTATGTCGCTTTCCGTCAGTGTTCCGGGATGGTCGGTCAGCGACAGATACGAGTTGCCCTTGCTGGCTACGTAGAATTTCTGTTCCATTTGTCTTTTCTTTTGAGTTGATTACTTCGTTTACTATCTCGTACAGGTCATCAAAACTTTCTGCCTTGCGTATAGCCTTGCTTTCAACAGGCGGATAAACTGCTGTTTGGGCACGTTCCTCATCGCTCCTGCGTCCGGCAATCAATATCATTCGGGTCGGATAGGTAGTGCCTTGTTTTGCATACAGCCTCCCGTCCATATCCACAACGCCTTTAACGTTGTAGTGGTCGTAAAGATACGTGAAAAACGGCTTCATGCTTTTCAGCCCGCCATTGTTTCCATACTCCATGTTGCCGCCTATGATGATAGCTGCCTTGCCGTCGTCTTTCATGCTTGCAAGGGCGTTCAGCGTTATCTGTGGGTCAAGCCCGGGTATCATCTTCCCGTCATACTCCACTTCCTCACGCTTGCCGAACGGTGGATTGGCAATAATAACATCATATTGTTGTCCTCCATCGAACGGCTCGGCCGCATCGTGTCGGGTGACTTGTGCAAAGCCTTGCTCGCGGAGATTGTCCAATCGTGTCTCGTCAAGCTCGTTGGCGTGTACTTGCTGCGCAGGAACGGAGAACACCAGCATACCGTTACCGGCTGTCGGCTCCAGCACCTTACCGTCTTTCTTGCCGCTCATGGCAAAATGCGCTGCGTTCCATGCCATAGGCAGCGGGGTGGAGTATTGCTGCATCTTGATGCGGTTGCTGCTCCGTGCGGCAATGGTGGGCTGCATGTCATAGAGCTTGCAGATAAGGTCATACGACTCTCTGCTGTCCCGTCCGTGCTGTTCCACCACTTCGCGTGCGGCTCTGACCAGACCGTCCTCGACAAGTTCTTGCAGCAAGATGTCTGTCCTGCCGTCATTATCAACCTCCATGCCCAAACCTGCTGCGCGTTTACGCAAATCAAGTATGCTCCTGTACGGTCTCGTTCCGCTGTCGAGGGCAACAAGCATATCTGTTTTGACTGCGTTGGCAAATGTGCGGTTTATTTCAGCATTTTCCACATTAGGACTTGCTGTATTTGCAGGTTTGACCTCTTTCGGGTCAGCAATGTCATAAAGCACCGGTGCCAGCCCTGTATCAAGCACAAGCCGCCCGTTGTCCTCAATGTCATAAACGGTTGCAGGTTTGCCATGATATATGACTGCATCACCCTTTTGGAACGGTAAATTGGCTTGACTTTCAGCTATATTTTCTTCTTCAAATGCGCTGAAATGGTCTGCAATCTTCGGCTCTTCCTGTTTTCTTTGCCGCTTGCCCTGCTTCCTTTCTTCCTTTGCAGAGACTTCCTGTTGAGTATTGCTCTTCGGTACAAAGTCAGTCACATAGTGCTTCACGAGCTGCTGCACTTTGCGGAGCAACGACTGATAAGTTTCATCATCCGCAAAGAAATTGTTTGATGACAGGTATCGTTCCTCGCCGCGTTCAGGATTAGGGTTCTCAATACGGACATATCCGCCCTTTGCTTTTAGGTTGTCGCCGTTCTGCTTATCCAATTGGATGTTTATGTACAACTCACGCTTGTCTCCGAGTGGAAGGTATATGCTGATGTCACCACCTATGGGCGCAATGTTGGCCACTGCAATGCTCCTGCGGCGTTTGCCTTTCTTGTCTACGATGGCTTTCGGGTCAATGCCGAGGTCTTTCACAAGACTGTTGGCAAGCCTGTTCGCGTCCTTTACGGCTTTCTTCTCGGCATTGCGCATGTAGCCGTATGCCTCGTTGAAGTCGTCTTCCACTTGGTCAGCCTCGTAATAACCGAGCAAGGCAAGCTGTTCGTTCACCTTGTCAAGCTGGCTATCTATTTCTTCAACCGTTTCGTTTACTTGCTTCTCATCTGTTGCAGCTTCGATACGGCTTTCTGCCTTGCTTGCAACAGCCTCTGCTTGGCCTGCAACAGCCTCTGTATCTGCTGCCGTTTGTTCATTTTCTTTTCTTCTTTCATTGTTTCGTCTGTTTATGATTTCCGACTTTGCTTTTTCAGCCTGTCTGCCCGCTTCCTGCTCGGCCACTACCATCTCGGCTGTGGCAAAGGCGTCTGTACTGCCCCTGTCGAAGTTGGCCACGTCAAAGGCTCGCACATCCTCGTAGGGGGTCATTTCGTCGGCATACCCTGCCTCCTGCACTTCGGGCAGGTCGCGTGCGCCGTTGTAGAACGACTTGAGGTATGGACGTATCGCGTCGCCGAGGTCGGCTATCATGCGGCGTGCATAGTCGGCAAATCGCCGCGCACCGGCTTCGATGTGGTATGCCGCCATTTCCGTGCCGATTGCCAGTATCTCGGGGTCAATGCCCATGTTCATCTGGCCACCCAGTTTTTGGCGCATACGCTTCTTAAGCTCCTCATAGCGGGCACGGCTCACGAGCCTGTTGTCCGCGCCGTAGGTGTCACCGCTCTGGCTCGGTGCTTCAATTTCCTGAATCGGTGCTTCAGCGTTTTGAATCGGTGCTTCAGCTTGCCTAACGACGAAGTGGTCGCCCGGCTTGGCCTCGCCGTCGCGTTTGAGCGCGTCGAAGAGGCTCATGACATCGACCTCACGCATGACTGGCTGTTGGCCGTCAGCACGGGATTGCTTATATTTGCCCCCAGAAACAGTGTTTTGCGGAGTAGCTGTGTCATTCCGCTTGCCGGTGACGGTCGTGGCAGTGTCTGTCGTATTGTTGCGGACACTGTTTTCTTTTTCAAATGCCGTAAGCAGCCATGTCTTCTTCTCTCCATCCCATTCAAGCCTGACTGCGGCTTTGTGTGTGTCACTTTCAAGGTTTACCCTGTTAGGGCTCTTGCTGACGACATGCATGTCATTAAGGACTTCTTGCAGATTACCCAATACCTCGGGGTGATATTTCACAAGTTTAGCAAGTCCGAAACCGTCGCTATGCCCTGTACCTTCATTGCCCCACACCAAATCGATGTCGCCGACATCCTTATGGTGGAGTGCGCCTACCGCTTCTCCTCCACGTTTCTGCGACAAGAAAAATATCGCCTCCTGAGGCTTGCCCCTGAACTGGTCGTAGATGTCGCCGAACGCTCCATGCCCGACGGGTTGCACCGTGTCCATGGCCTGTGTCATTACGGCGTTCTCAAGGTCGGTGCGTACGGCATCGAGCACCTCACCCATCCCGTTTTGGGGATTGGAGAGGAAGTCGAGCATCGCTTGCGGGCTGTCTGCCGTCATGCCGAAGTTGGCATCATCGACAGGCACGCCGCGTGTCGCCGTCGAGCGTGTGACGGCCGTGCGGCCTGTGCCATCGACCGACACGCGGTACTTCCAGCTCTGACGCCCGGCCTCCACGCTCCGCATGTCGTCCAGCGACAGCGGCTTTTCATCGTCCAGCTTCTCGCCGCTGGGGTCAAGAACGGCCTCTGCAAACTTTCTTCCGGCTTCTTCCGTCTCGAAGATAAAGCCTCCTTTGCCGTATGACGAATAGTAGCCGCCAAAATCCTTGACGCACTTCTTCAGCGACAGGAACTGCTCACGCGGCATTTGTTCCGTAAACTTTACAGCATGGATGTAAGAGCCGTTCTTTTTGTGGTAACGGCGTTCTATGGTGTAGCGGTCATCGGTCGCACTTGGCCGCTGCGTCTGGCCTGCATTTTCATCTTCTGCCTGAACAGCCGACGGTTGCATTTCCTGCACCAGTCGGCGGCGTTCTGCATACAGTTCATTGCTTTCACTGATAATGCGTGCCTCCTCGAAGAGGTCGCTGCGCCCGTGTGCTTCATCCGCCTGTTTCTTCAAGTCGGCCATTTGAGCGTCTATCTCGGCTATTCTGTCCGCAGGACTGATGGATTTCGATTGTTCCGCATTCACGCTCCTATACTCCGCAAACGGCTTTGTCTTTCGGTGGCTGCTGTCTATCCATTTCTCGAAGTCCTCCAAGTTCGTGGAGGTCATGACAATCTTGTGCCGGTCTGACCAGCCCTTGTTATAATTGGAGAAATAAGCGTCTCTTGCCTCATCTTCTTCGTTGAAGCCAAGCATTACCTTGTGTTCGTCAAACGTTCCGTCTTCGTTGTACTGGTCCACCACATACACCCTGCGTCCGTTCCATCCGTCTATGTCGTTGGTCAGGAACACGTCGATATGGTCGCCGTCCACGCCCTCCGTGCCGCGTATGTAACCGTAGGTGTTCTGCATGGTAGTTTCCCACGGATTGCCGTTTGCATCCGTTCCGCGACGCACGCTTCCTTTAGGGTTTTCAACCGTAATGTTGAACTGACCGATGCGTATATGGCCTTTCTTGTAGTTTCCGGCTTCTTTCTGTGCTTCTGTTGGGTTTTGGTCGGTTTCCGCCTCTGCTTGTGCAATTTTCGAGGCAAGAGTATTACCGTTGTCTATGTAATCGACAATCTCGACAATGTCGCCAAACCGTTTGTTGTCGAACTCGAAATAGGAGCCGGTATAATGTCCGTTCTCGTCAGGCTCATCTATCTGCGTGGCAGTGTGTGTACCGTCAATGATGATACTCCGCTTATAGGTCGGCCTTTCTCCGTCGCCCTCTTGCCAGTCATCATCACTTACTTCCACTCGTGAGGCCAGTTCTGCTTCATGTTGTTCTGTTTCTTCCTCATCTTTGGTCACTTTTTCGCCAACGGCTTGCACGGCTGATGATTTGTCTGTATGTTTGCCGCCGGGAACGGTTGGCTTACCGTTGGGTTCTGAAGATGTAATGCCGCCCTCTTCATTTTCAGAAAGCGAAGAGCCAGTCGAAACGGCATTATTCGGTTGCTGAGGTTCGGTCTTGGCAACCGTTTCCTTTTTATTAGAATACCCTTTCCGAAATATACCTGCACTATTCACATTCCAATAAGAACCGTCTTTCGACATTTCTACAAACAGTGTATTGTCATGTGTATCGGTTATTTGCAATAGGAACGTGGGAGAGCTGTTATTTCTACGCTTGCCCACCCGGATATTATCTTCATCATAATTTTCAGCTACATAGTAGACAAAATCTTCAACGGAGCTAAAACCAGCTTGCCGGATTTGGTCACCATGATTTGCTTCAATATGAACAAGACCGTAACCTTTTCCATTCTCATCTTGATAGCCTTCGCTTAATTTTATCGGTGCTGGCGTTAATCCGCTATCTTCACGTATTTCTCCGAAAATGGTAGTTCCGTTTTCTGAAATAACAAAAGGCCTGCCGTTCTCGTCAACTTCATCAGAAAGCCTTACTCTTCCTTCGGATGGTTTGGGAGCGTCCGGCTGTCGTCCTGAAGTATATCGTAAATCTCCCTGTCCTCCTCGCTCAGCGTCAGACGGTAGAGCTCCTGTTCTATTGTCAGTTGTTTGTTCTCCGTCCTCAGCTCGTCCTCCTGCCGGAGGACTTCCTGCGCTTCCTTGTCTCCCTTGTTGGCTTGCCGCACTACCGCCAGCCAATACATTGCTTCTGCGTTGTCCATCGTATGTGAATTTACCATTTAATAATAGTTCGTTGCTGCGTGCGTTGATGGCCTCGTTGATGGCCTCGGCCAGCGTGCGCGGCGTGTTGTCGGGCTGCTCGAACAGTGTCGCCTCCTGTGTGCCTTGCACAAGGTCGAAGATGCCGTCCAGCGTGTTCTGGATGAACGACTGCGTCTGCCCTTTGTACATGACCGCCAGCAGCACGGCAAAGTTACTATATCTATCCGACGGCAGGTAGCTCTCGCCAGTCACGTCGTCGATGGCATATTGCCGCTGCCACGTCTGGGCGGCAAGGCGTGCCTCGCGGTAGTTCTTGGCCGAGGCGAAGTCGGGCATCTGCGACAAGGCGTGATAGGCACTTATCGAGGCTTGCAGCTCGGCGTTCATGCGCTCGGCATTGGGGCTGTCATAGTCGCGGTAGGCCGTGGCGAGGATGGCTTTCTGCGCCTTGGCGGGCAGCGTGCCGAACATCTCCTCCAAGTGGGTGTTCCCGTTTTGGAAGATGCTCTGGTACATGATGCCGCGCAGGTCGTTCTTGGCCTCTGCTGTCAGGTTGCCACGGTTGTCAAACGCGCTGCGGTATTGTGTCGGACTGATGTGGCCGCGCTGCTGCATCCACTTCAGCACGTCCATGCCGTTGCGGTCCACAAGCTCGGAGAATGTCATTTCATCATTGGACGATGACAACAGGCGGCTGGCGAAGCTCCTCATGTCGCCACCCATGCGTTGCACGACGTTCCTCGGCTTGATGCGCTCCGTGCCGCCGCTCTCGGTGTCCTGTGCCACGAATTGCCCGAGCGTGATGGCCTCGTCATCTGACACGTCCACCATGCTGACCAGCACGGGCCGGCGCATGGCCTCCACATCTTCGGGTGTCAGCCCAAAGTCTGCGGCGTGGTCTGTCAGGTATTGCTTGTACTTCTGAGCCTGTGCGGGTTCGCCTGCCCACATCTCGCGCAATGCCGCGCTGCGGTTGTTGCCCTGTATCACCTCGCCGCGAACGTTCACCGTCGGCGCACCGGTGTAGGCCGTCACCGACGACGTTATTTCTTCGGGGCGGATGTTGGCGGCCATCCGCCGTGCCGACAACACGCTGGCCTCGTCGTTGCGCTCCTTGGGCTGCGCCTCGTCGATGAAGTGAAGCGGGTTGCGCTGTCCGTTGATATGGCTCGGCTGCAACCGGCTCGCTTCTATCAACGCCACGCGGCCGGCGGGTATGTTCTGGTCGTCAAACTTCACATGCACCTCATTGCCCAATATCGCACCATTTCCGATGGAGATGTCCGGGTTTTCAAAGTTTTTCCATATATTTGCCACAGCATCCAAGTCCAGATAGCCCACGTCAGCGAGAATCGTTCGCTGTTGGGACATGAGGGCTTGGATTTTTTGTTTGTCCACATATAGCAACTTGCCTTGAGCTATCCAGTTCAGCCATTCGGCATTGTCTTTTGGGAAAAGGCCACGGATGCTGTTCACTTCCAAATTGCGCCCGCCAACGACGGGGTTAAGCGATATTCCCACGACAAACTTCTTGCCGCCACGTTCTATCTCCACCACAACGTTCTGCGCCTTGTCTTTGTTACCATAGCTGAACACGGCCAGCGGATTATTGATTGCCTTGGCAAGGTCTCTGACATCGGCTATGTCAAACTCATGGTTGCGCTGCCGCGATTTCTCTTCCAGCCTCGTCGATGACAGTTCGATGGGCAGGTCGGGGAAACCTGTGGACAACAGCACGCCGCCGGGTCGCCCGAGGCGGTAGATGTGTCCCTTGGGCAGAGTACCGTCCACTTGCCTTTGCAATTCATCATTAAACTGGCGGTTCACGGCATCGGCCGATACATCTCCGGGCAATGCCAAAGGTGCTTGCCGGTCTATCTTCTCACCGTTCACACGGCGGTAGCCCCTTGCACGTGCATCTTGTGGAGTGTCGTCTATGATATCGGGAACGCCGTTCAACGCCTCACGGCGTATGCGCTCGGCTTCCTCAAGCTCGGCGCGTTGCCTCTCTTCCTGCTCACGGCGCGACCGTGCTGCTTCCTCGGCGCGTCGCGACTGTTCGGCCTGTGCCTCCATCTGCCTGCGTTGCCGCGTCAGGGCTATCCTCTGCCAGTGGGTGAGCGATGCCTTGGCACGCTCGACGGCTTCCTTACGGCCGCGCTCGGCGGCAATCTTCTCGGCAATGGTCACACCGCCTCTCGGCTTGGCTCTCTCGGCTTTCTTCAGTGCGGCCTCCTTGTCGGCCATCATACTATCAGCCACGGCCTGCGCCATGGCCTCGTCACCGCCCGTCTGCTCGACTATCGCATCCCACGCTGCATCGGGGTCGGCACGCTCATAGTCGGGCTGACCTTGGCTGTCACGCGGGATGGGCGAAGTTGCCACGCCGCCTTGTTTTTTCCCCGACGGTGTTGTATCTTTGCCGGTGGAAGTAGTATCTTCCGTAATCGAAGCATTGTTCTCTTGCGTAGGAAGGAGGTCCGGCACATCTTCACGATGTTCAGCTAAGTGCCATTCAGAGCTGATGGGGCGCAATGCTTCTTTTATATACATTACATTACCATCCACCATCTTTCTTGCTACGGCATTCTTGTTCATGAAGTGGCTGCTTACCGACACTTCCATACCGTCTTTCTTAACAGTTATGGATGCAAAGAATTTTATCGTTTCTCCATTACGATTGAATGTCTTGACAAACACATAGCTGCTCGGACGTTCGGTCGTGCCGTCAGATGATGTGCTGCTTTCTTCTATTATGACATCGGGGTCAGTGAGCGTCGGCCTGATCATGCCGAACTGTGCGTCACGTCCCTTGGCGAATAGTTTGGTTATCTGGTTTTCGCCCATCTTGACCTTGCCCAGCGGGGTGTCCACCATCCCGTCAGCGCCGAACTCCCTCTGCCAGTTGGCAGGGGTCAGCTCCATTTCCGGCGCGGCTTCGGCCTGCGCCTCCATCTCGGCGATAAGAGTTGCGGATTCTTTCTCTGTCAGTGAACGACCCACGAGTTGCGGCTCTGCCGTTGCAGTCTGTTGCCCAAGTCTGAGTTGGTTATCCACCGTTTGTAGCATTTCATCATAGCGACGACGGTCAGCCCTCATTCTCTCAAGTTGTTCTTCCGTGAAAAGATTTACTTTCCATCCGTTTATCGGTGTCTCAGTATACACTTCATACTGCCCGTCTTCGTCAATGTCGCTTGTAATACTGCCTCGCACGATGTTACCATTCTCGTCGAGCAAAGTGATTTCATCGTTCAAATTATACGTTGGCCTCGCTTGCGGTTTCATGGTTTCGCGCTTTTGCTCTGCCTGCTCCACACGGGCACGATTTGTCGCGTCCACCATCGCTTGAATATCCTCTTTACGCATAGGTACGACGGTTTGTCCGCCGTCTGAACTTACGTTCACCGTTCCGTCGCCGTTGTCCACAAGGCCGTCTGCGTTTGGTACAATCTGCATTTGCGCTGTCTGTCCGCTCTCGTCAGTCACGGTATAGGTGTCGCCGGGATTAAACGGGACAACACCGTCAATACGGCTGGCGGCTTCCTGTGCGAATTGCTGTCGTATGGCTTCCGCAGCCGTCTGTTTCTCCGTTTCAGGTTCAACAGGTTGCTCAACGCTGAATATGGCATCGGGCGATACCATTTCTATCTTTCCGCTTTCTGCATCGCGTATGATAATGCTGCCGTCTGAGTTCTCATGGTCTATGCCTGTTCCGTCCTCGTAGATAGCAAGGTTGCCGTCCAATACGTACACGCGGCGGTCATTGCCCTCTTCGTCCTGCACTTTCATCGTTGCACCCTGTATCATGCCAGTTGTGCGATTGGTTCGGCTGTCTATCATGGCATTGCTCTGGTCTATGCGTCCGTCAATGTCATCACGCACGCGCTGTATCATGCCGTCATAAACCTGCTTGGCGTTGATGTAGTCGATGATGGTTTGGTTCGTGGCTTGGTCATCGCCAAGGTTCTGCAAAGCCCCCATCGGGTCTTCATCAATGACGGCAAGCTGTTCGGGGGACAACGCTTGTTCGGCTTTCTGCCGTTGCAGCTCATACATGCTTCTTGCGTCCTGCATCTCCACGTCGCTTTGCGCGTTGTAGCCGTCCATGTAGCTGTCGTTGGCACGCTGTGCATTTTCGTCCTGCTCGCCTCCGCGCGATTTCACAAGCTCGGCAAGGTTTACTCCGCGCAGGTACAGTGAACGCTCCATGTAGTTCATTACGGCGGCTTTTTCCTCGTCCGTCATGTCCCGGTCGTTCACAATCACTTCCGCCACATCGCCCACATTGTCATTCGTGGCCATGTCGATGGTGCTGCGCAGCGGCTCCCATACTTCAGGAGTGAGAAGTTCGCTCGCCCTTGCGTCGGCTTTGTTTACATCATGCTTCATGGATAGGTAATTCGCCGCGCTCATCGTGGTCTTTCCTGCGCCCATCAGTCCCATTGACAACGCCATTCCGCCCCAAATGTCGCCGTGGAACTGCCCGGTGGCAAACAGGTTGGTGCGTGTGCCGTCAGGGTTCTGCCGGTATGCGTCGTCAAGGTTGAGCATGGTGCGCCACAACTGGCCGTAGTATTCCTCGGAGACCTCGCCCAAATAGTCGTTCACACCCATCTGTTGGAATATCCTACGTGTTCCGTCAGTTATTCCACCCAAAGCTCCTGCGTCGGCTTTGGCTAACACGTCGCCAAGACGCTTTGCACCTATGACATTTGCCAGTTTTCCCAAATTCTTCATGGAGGCAACATCTGGTAGATGTGCACCGAACATTTCGGAATAGTTCTCGACAATCGAATTGGCTTCTCCCTGCCAAATGGCACTTCCCCAAGTCTTGTCGTTAGTAAAGTCATAATTACCGCTATCGTCCACTGTTACTTCGCCCAGCTTGCGCTCGATAATGTCGGCGGCAGTGCTGGCTGCCTGTACAGTGTTGGTCATCAGCGGAGCGCGTATGAGCAAATCGTCAGCTGTTGTGCCGAGAGCCTTGATAGTCCAGTTAGCGGCTTCGTTGCCAAGACCGCGCAGTCCGTTGCGCTTCACATAATTCTTGAAACCCTGCTTTGCCATTTCCTCAATGACTTCCTTGCCGAGTGCTTTGGTTGCTGCTTTTCCAGTGGCTTTGGTTATGAAATTGATGCCGCTGAAGCCACCGCCCGTTGCCATAAAATCCACCATGAACGATGGCATATAGCCTGTCATTACGCCTGCCCTTTCGAGGAAGCTGGCGTTGTCGCCATACTTAGCCTGCGCTTGCAAGTTGCCGTATGAGGCTTCGAGCAGGAGGTCGTCAGCCTCGCTCGCCCCAGATTTGGCACTTGCCTGAGCTACCATGTCACCCAGCCGTGCTGAGTGTGCATAAGTATATGGGTCGGTCAAGATTTCGCCGGTGGTTCTCCAAAAGCCTTGTTTGTCCGCTTCGCGTCTCTGTTGGCGACTTAGCTCTTTGACTTGCAGGTCTGCCTGCCTCAATGCGGCCATCAATTTGGTGTATTCGTCATCTTTCGTAGTCCCTAAAGCATTGTCATGATAACCACCTTCAGCGTATTGCATGGAAGCTACCATCTTTTGGAATACGCTTTTCTTGTCATACTCGTCCTGTAACTCTCGTCCGCGCTCGGCGAGCCGTCGTGAAATGTCGTCGCGCAATTTGACGGCTCTGCGCAGCTGTCCGCTAAGGGTCATGTCCACAGCGTCGTGATATGCCCTGCTTACGGCATCTGCTGCCGCCCTGTCGAATGTCCTTTCGCCTGTGGGGGTGACGTAAGTCTTCTCTATTTTGCCACTTTTGGGATTAAGACGGTAGTCGCTTGCCACCGCACTACTCGGGGCGAGACCACTACCATATTCGCGGATGTTGGCCATGCGAGCGTCAGCCTCGTCGAGTGTCTGTTTACCAGCGAGAATTGTGCCTTGTGCTGTGGCGTTCATCTGCAAGCGTTGTTGCATGGTGGGCTGCCATGGCTGGACTGTTTTGTCAAGGTTGGGGGCTTGCCCTGCCTGTCGCGAGATGACAGCTTTAGAACTTTGGACTGGTTGCGTGTAGCTTGTTTTGAAAGGATGAAGGCCCGCTTTGGTCATAGCATCGACTCTGCCCAGTGGCACGTCATAGTCCTCGCCATCATCGTTTCGCATTCTCACTGTCGCTCCGGGATAATCATCGGCATAGCCGTCCCATCCATACTTATCGATATTATCCTTGCTAACATCGTAAGTTTTTCCATCGACCGTTATTTGATATTTGTATGTCTTGTTGTTGTCAGGTCTCATGTCTGTGTGCTGTTTATTCGAGCGGTTTCTTGCCTTGCCGCTTGTAGGATGCTATTTCTTTCTCTTGCTGGTCTTTGGCTTCGATTTCAGCCGCTACTTCGGATATCGGACGTTTTACCCTGCGAGTTTTCTTTGGATTACCTTTGTAATCATACTCTAATACCTCGTCAGTATAAGTTTGCACTCCGCTATCATTGGCTGCGTCTCGCACGGCTTTTTCATAGTCAGCTTGTGTCTTGTACGATTTACCCATGAACTCTCCATAATAGCGTCCGCTCCCGTTGCCACCGCTACGGATATCTGCGGCGCGGGCGTTAGAGGCATTGGCTGATGCCTTGTTGCGGTTGATTTCGCTCTGTTCTACTTGTTCTGCGTACTTTGCTTCAACTTCTGCCTTTTTTGCCTTGTGTTCTGCTTCACTTATCTTTTTGTCCTTAAGTAGCTTGTCGAGGTCGTGCATCTCTTGGTCGCGCTTTTCTTTGGCCTTGTCTATGCCTATTTGCCGCCACCATTCGCGTTCAGTGTCGCCACGGTTGTCGTCAGCCGCACGCGCCTTCATTAGCCCCGCTATGTAGGCTTTCATGTTCTCCTTGCGTTCTTCTTCGAGTTTCTCCCACCGCTTCCTTACTTGCTCAGATTGCGTGTCTTTTCCCGTGAACATGTTCGGGGCGTACTGAGTGGTGAAGTAAAGGTTGGCAAGGGCTGATATTCCGTCGCTTATGGCGGCGAAAGTGTGTTCCCTCTTTTTCATTTTTCGCTCGCTTTCAAGCTCTTCCGCAGTCGGTGGACGGTATGGGTTCAGCATCATGTACATTTGCTCATAGCTCAGGCGTGGCTGCCCTTGTTCGCGAGACGCGTCATCGCTCTGCCTGCCTTGCTCCATGACATGTCTTGTTTGTTGTCCATACTCTTCATTTGCCTCTTGTGGTGATTTGGACTTGTCTGCCTCTGGCGTCTGGGCCTGTCCGCCGGGGACGGAGGCCGACCCGGCAGGAGTGCCGAGAGCAGCCATTTCTGCGGCACGTCGCCGCTCGGCTTCGTCGGCGGCAGCGGCATAAGCCTCGGCGGTGGCCGGGTCGCCCTCGCCGGCGGATATGGCGGCAAACTTCTTCATCTGCTCGGTTTGTCCCTCACGCTTTTCTCCGAGTATCTTATCAAGTGTAGACATTACAGCGGAATATATTTATCAACGACACCGTCTTTGTCCGTGTCCTTTTCAATCTTGCCGAATTTCATTTCTCCTGCTGCTTTCGCAAGCCCTTGCACTGCTCCTGAGATGGCATTAGCCTTATTTGTCTCGAATTGTCCCAGTTGGTCGCCGAGGGCGGCATCACGCTGGCGGTACTGACGCTCTATTGCGTCTTTCCTTTGTTGCCCGTTTACAGCGATTTGCGCTGTGGCATCGGCCAGAGCGAGATTGTTTGCTGATTTGGTTGCCGCCATGCTTTCTTCAGTCCCGCCCATTACGGCTTGCCTGCCTTCAGCCTGTTTATTGCGATTTTTTATATTCTCCTCTGTCAATGTGAGTATGCGCCGCGCGTCGGCACGTTGGGTAGCATCTTCGTTATAGCGGCGGTCGAACCAGTTCCTGTTCTCTTGACGCTGATCTTCCACGCCTTGTTTGGCTCGTTTCATTGCTTTCGATGCCGACATCCCGCCGAGGATACTGCCAACGGCACCCAATGCTCCTCCTATCAATCCCATATCTCTGTGTGTTAAAAGTTTCCGTATGGCAGCGAAAATACCGCCCTACCTTTGCAATAGAGGTTTAACTTTTTACGCACGTAATATGAAAGGAAAGAAAACAGGAGGAAGAGTAAAGGGCGTACCAAATAAGCCAAAGCCGGGTCGCGAAATCATAAAGGCACACTCGATGGACTATTTCTCGCCCAATCCTCGGAACGACGGTGGCGTGAGCGACTTCGAACGTGACTTGAAGCTGCTCGACCCTGCCGACAGGGTGAACGCGGAAATCCGTCTGCTCAAATACTACATGCCCGAACTCAAGTCCGTTGATATGGACGCAACCATCACGACCCGCATTACCATCGAGGACAAGCTGCGCCAGCTGTCAGGCGAGGACGGATAATCTACTTTCGTCTACTTTTAGACACGGATTTCTTTTTCATTTGTGTTCATAATCAGGTCGGTGTCCGTACATTCGAGCATCGACTTTCCCATGGGCAAAAACGCTATTTCTTTCCCATTTATGTCTATTTCTTCGGAAGAAAAGGGTATTTCTTCCGAAGTTATCCCTATTTCTTCCGAAGGAATGCGCGTTTTCTCCGAAGAAAAGGCTTTTTACTCGGAATAAACGAAAAAATAGGGTAAAAAAGGGGTGTTTTTGACCTGAAAACGCATTAAAAAACCAGTTTATTTCTTCCGAAGAAAAAGGCATTTCTTCCGAAGTTATTGCTATCTCTTCCGAAGAAATCGGCTTTCCTTCCGAAGAAAAGGGCATTTCTTCGGAATTTGGGGAACAAAGAAAAGAGAAGAAATATATAAGTATATATATTTCATTCTCCATCTACGTCATCAGCGCGTGCGCACATGCGCGTGTATCGTGCGTATGCGCATACGCGCGTAGGTATACGCACATACGTGCAGGCAGAAAGAAAACCAACAAAGAAAGATGCCGCCTCCTTGCAGGTCTTAAATGGGAATTGGTTAAAACCTTTTTCCTTTCATCCGCTGATACACCATCGTCTGCCCCTTATCCACGTTCTCAATCTTGAACATCACCATTGAGCGTGCCGGTATATCGTCAGGAAGTTGCTTCGCCAGCTTTGCGATAACATCGTCCACGTTGTTGTAGCCGGTATCGGTAAACTCTGCCAGTTTCTTTCCCTGAAAGTAAGCCTCGCCGTGCACTTGGTAACGGAACGACAGGCGGAAGTGTGGCTCTTCCTCCTGACGCTCGCGCACTGACGGCTTGTCGGTGAAGAAGATGAAGTCAACCACTTTCTCGTTCAGCACCCATGCCGGAGTGAAGTCCAGCTTTATGTAGCCGCGCGTCACCTTGTGACCGCTACTGTGGTTCATCGCGAACGCCACCTCACTGATGGAAGCTCCGCAATCGTTCTGTGCCACCGTTCCCCACGTGTGCCTGAACGTGTACGCCGAATAGTCCTCGTCCTTTGTCATGCCCATAGCACGGCATATCTGCCTTATGCCGCCGTTCACGTTGGCGCAGAAGCTGTCATTCGTCGTGTGCCTTTGGCTGAACACAAACAGGTGGTCATCGGCTGCGTCCTTGTTGGCGTACTTCTCGAACAGCGGCAACAGGATAGGCGGCACGCGCATCTCCATGTACGCCCCGTCTGCCCTGAATTTCTTTGTCTTGGCACGCTGGTAATGGATTATACCTCCGTGGTAGTCCTCCTTGCGCAAGTTGAACAGGTCCACCGTGTTGATACCGGCAAGGCAAAGCACCATCATCGCCACGTCGCGCCCAAGCTCCATAAGCGGGTATTTCATCTTGCTATCGGGCAAGGGAAACGAGAAGAACGCCCTGCAAGCCTCCGGCGTTATCGCCAGCTTCTCCGCCATGTCCGCCTTGGGTATCTTCACTTTCACCCACGGATTGGTCTTTATCCTGATAATGCCGTTGTCGTAGTCGTTCATCTCCACCTGAGCCGCCTTGAACACCTGCCTCATGCAGATAGGGTACATCTCCTTTGCCCTGTGCGTCTGCTCCATGCTTTCAATCCAGCGGTTTACGAAGTTGGATGTCAGGTGCGAGAACATCACCTTTGTCGTACCGGCAAAACGCTCCATGTGCTGCAAGGCCAGCTCGTAGTTCCTTGCGTTGCGCTGCTCTCCCTTGTCAATCATGCGGTCGATGTGCTTACGGGCATAGTCCGAGAAACAGATGTCCTCGCTTTCTTTGGTCAGGAACTCCGCCACCTCCTTTGCCGTCCAGTTCTCGATGTTCACCTTGTTCAGCTTCTCGTTGTACTCCAAGATACGCTGTGTGCAGAACTGAAGCACGAACGGGTCCTTAATCTCATTCGACTTCGTTAGCTCCTTACGGGTCACCATCTTGTCAGTCTTGATGTACTGCGTTGTACGCCTGTGTGTCACCCTGATGTACACAGGAAAAAATCCGTCTTTGCGCTCCTTTTGAACGCACGCCTTGAATGTTGCCATATCGTTTTATGTTCCAATTGGTTTAACCACAAATTCAGACCTCATCAGCCAAAAATGCCGTAACCCTTTGCCAATAGTGCGTCTATCTGTTCTAAACACGCTCTAAACAGCCTGCTCAAACCTTCAAAACTTTCTCTAAACATTTGCGCTCAATCTGCTTATTTCTTGTGCAAAAATGCGCGCAATCCTATAAAAAATAATAGGCGGCAAAGCGTTGTTATTCAACTACCTGCCGCCTATATTACTAATAATTAATTTCTTATAGCGTGTCCTCAACAGCCGCCTGCGCCGCAGCAAGTCTTGCTATAGGCACCCGGAATGGAGAACAAGAAACATAATTCAAACCGACCTTATGGCAGAATTTAACTGACGAAGGCTCTCCACCGTGCTCGCCGCAAATACCGCACTTCAAATCGGGACGCACTGCACGTCCTTTCTCAGTAGCCATACGTATGAGCTGGCCTACACCATTTTGGTCAAGCACTTGGAATGGATCAACCTTGAGAATCTTCTTTTCCAGATAAATCGGCAGGAATGAAGCAATGTCATCACGTGAATAGCCAAATGTCATCTGTGTCAAGTCATTGGTTCCGAATGAGAAGAACTCTGCACGCGATGCTATCTTATCTGCTGTCAATGCAGCACGCGGAATCTCAATCATTGTACCGACTTTAAAGTCTATGCTGTCATGCATGTCTGCAAATACCCTCTCGGCTTCTGCTCTGATGACCTCTTCCTGCTGCTTGAATTCATAGACAATGCCAGTCAGCGGCACCATAATTTCCGGATGAGTCTCGACGCCCTCAGCCTTGAGCTCAAGAGCTGCCGTAAGGATCGCACGGGTTTGCATCTCGGTGATTTCCGGATAGGTGTTGCCAAGACGGCATCCACGATGACCGAGCATCGGGTTCTGCTCGTGCAAAGCCTCGACACGTTGCCTGATATACTCAACCGATACGCCCATTGCCTCTGCCATCTCTTCCTGTCCCTTATTATCATGAGGCACAAATTCATGAAGCGGCGGATCAAGCAGACGGACTGTCACAGGATAGCCAGCCATAGCACGGAATATACCTTTGAAATCATCTTTCTGATAAGGCATAATCTTAGCCAAAGCCTTACGGCGCTCTTCAGCATCCCTGGCAAGGATCATCTCACGCATCGCCTTTATTTTCTCTCCTTCAAAAAACATGTGCTCTGTACGGCAAAGGCCAATACCGACAGCGCCAAAAGCTCTAGCGACCTCAGCATCATGCGGCGTATCTGCATTTGTGCGAACTTGTAATTTAGTGTATTTGTCAGCAAGTCTCATAAGTTCAGCAAAATCGCCACTCAACTCAGCTGCCTTAGTAGGCACTTGTCCTGCATAGACATCGCCGGTAGTACCATTTAGAGAGATAAAATCTCCTTCGTGCAATACATGATCTTCAATCTTTACAGTACGTGCCTTATAGTCAATATTAAGTGCTCCCGCACCAGATACACAGCACTTACCCATACCGCGAGCTACGACAGCTGCGTGTGATGTCATTCCGCCCCGGGCTGTCAATATACCTTCAGCCACCTGCATACCTGCCAAGTCTTCAGGTGAAGTCTCTATTCTGACCATAACGACCTTTTTCCCTGCCTCAGCCCACTTAGCAGCATCGTCTGCAAAGAATACTATTTGCCCACAAGCGGCGCCCGGTGATGCCGGAAGTCCTCTTGTTATACTATGTGATGACTGCAGAGCCGACTTATCGAAGACGGGATGTAACAATTCGTCAAGTTTATTTGGTTCGCAGCGCATGAGAGCAGTTTTCTCATCTATCACACCCTCACGGAGCAAATCCATCGCAATCTTAACCATGGCCGCACCTGTCCTCTTGCCATTGCGTGTTTGGAGGAACCACAATTTCCCTTCTTGGACAGTAAACTCCATGTCCTGCATATCCTTGTAGTGGTCTTCAAGTTTTTGCTGTATAGCATTGAGCTCGCTATAAATTTCGGGCATGGCTTCCTCCATTGAAGGGAATTTAGCTGCACGTACCTCCTCTGTTATATTAGCTCTCTCAGCCCATCTTTGTGACCCGAGCTTTGTGATTTGCTGCGGTGTACGTATACCTGCTACGACATCCTCGCCCTGTGCATTAATCAAATATTCGCCATTGAAAACATTTTCACCTGTCGCGGCATCACGAGAAAAGCAGACTCCAGTAGCTGATGTGTTACCCATATTGCCAAAGACCATGGCTTGGACAGTAACTGCCGTACCCCATTCTGCAGGAATACCTTCCATCTTTCTATATATAATGGCACGTTCGTTCATCCATGACCTGAATACAGCACAGATGGCTCCCCAAAGTTGTTCGTAAACGTCAGTAGGGAAGTCATTGCCTGTCCTGTCTTTAACTGCCGCCTTAAATCTTACTACTAAAGTCTTGAGGTCATCTACGTCAAGTTCATTGTCAAGTCTTACTCCTTTTTTGCTCTTGACATCTTCTATGATTTCTTCAAACGGGTCTATATCATCTTTGTTTGTAGGCTTCATCCCAAGCACTACATCGCCATACATTTGCACAAATCTGCGATAAGAGTCCCATGCAAAGCGAGTATTGCCTGTCTTACGTGCCAGTCCTTCTACTACCTCATCATTGAGTCCAAGGTTGAGAATAGTATCCATCATACCCGGCATAGAAGCCCTCGCACCTGAGCGGACAGAGACAAGCAACGGATTGGCCACATCACCAAACTTTGAACGCATCAGCCCTTCAACCCCATGGATAGCATTTTCTACGTCAGCCTTAAGCAAGTCTACGATTTTCTCCTTGCCGACTTCATAATATTCATTACATACCTCAGTAGTAATTGTGAAACCGGGAGGCACGGGGACTCCAATCAAATTCATCTCAGCAAGATTTGCACCTTTGCCACCCAATAGGTTCCTCATGTCTGCCCTACCCTCGGCCTTACCATTGCCAAAAGTATAAACTCTTTTCTTGTCCAT